AGAAGAGAGAGAGAATTAACACGGTAGATGGTAGTACCTTTTACCATGCTACTAACGTAGATCCTGAGTGGAGAAACGTAGAGTACATAGTAACAATAGAAGATCATATATTTTATAGATAGGATAATGACATGAATATATTTTTTATAGACAAATGCCCAATCAAATCAGCCCAACAACTATGTGACAAGCACGTAGTTAAGATGGTGTTGGAGACTGCTCAGATGTGTAGCACTGCTATGCATGAGTGGGATTATGCTAAAGATTTAAATAATATATATAAATCAGCATATAAGAATCATCCTATGACTGTATGGGTTAGGGATAATGTTCGCAACTTTTCATGGGCTGTTACTCATGGTTTACATATTGGTGAGGAGTATACTTATAGGTATAACAAACAACATAAAAGCACTAAAGTTTTATCTGAAATGTATAGGTTAGTGACAGATAAAAAATGGTATATGTATCAAGACTTGTACACCACACCACCACAATGTATGCCAGACCAGTTCAAGTGTGACGATTATGTAGAGGCATATCGCAACTACTATCGTACAGATAAAGCACACATACTACAGTGGACAGGTAGACCTGTGCCAGAATGGGTATAAAACCATGACTATAATTAAGGATGAAACTTACATACGTTTAGCCAAGGATAAGGCAGAAGGTGTAAGCCTTACTGATCCAGAGCTAGTCTATGTAAGAAAGATGGAAGAGCTACAACACATGTCTGACTTTAGACCTGATTGGTTTCCACCACAGCACAAACAAAAAAAGATAGACGGTTTGTATGCTGATCTTATGAAAAACATAAAGGAGACTTGACATGGAATGGGATGTGGTGTATTTATTATTCATTGTCGTTGTGAGTATACTAGACGTAACAGGAGCATGATATGAGTTACTATCCTAGATTTTACAGACTACCTAGATACATTCAGAAAGAGATACGATCAAAGTACACTGAGCCGTTTACTTTGGAAGCCATAGAATATGGTGAGAAGTTATTTGAAGAACAAATAGAAGAAGACATACAAACATTTAAAAACTATTAAAGGAGAATAGCAATGCCTAGATATGAGGTTTGCATACACGTTGAGTTACCAGATGATCATCCAGATGTGGACGAGCTAGAGTACATGGTGGATGTGTCACATAATATGACAGAGACATTGGGTCTGTTTGACATACCTAAGATCGTGGACTATGCCATGCACCATGCCAGTGAGGACTATCCAAACTGTGAACTCAGCTTGGGATTTGTAAAGGAGATACAGTATGTACACTAATAATGTAAGATTTTTTATAGGGTCACTTACAGTGGTAGTGCTACTGGTAGTGCTCACATATGTGGCTAATGCACAACAGGCAACATGTGAGTCAAGAGACACAGTGCTACAAACAATAGAGGGCAGGTTCAAGGAGCAGTTAGTCTTCAGGGGTATATCAAAACGTGGACACATAACGCTGATATATCTTAATGATAAAACAGGATCATGGACTGCAACTATAATCAGACCCACAGATCCTACATCCATGTGTGGTGTGGATGTGGGTACAACAGGGGAGGCCATAAGCAATGCTCAAAAAACCTTCTACGGTGAATGGGAAGACTTTAAGCAAAAGCTACAGTGACTTAGTCACAGAACTGGTATGGAAAGCTGCCCATGCTGATCCCACTTATGACATAGAGAGAGCAAAAGTGGTTGCAAATATTTGCAAAATACCTATAACTACGATTATGAAAGTGGTAAGACATGCTCAAAGAACACCTAAAGCAATTAGTTGGGATGTGGTCAGCAACAAGATTATACAATAGGAGACAGCATATGTCTGATGAACATGAAGGTACACGCATAACTACCAAGACTCCACTATACACGCTTGATTGGTACATCAAGTGGATAGCTAGTCTTGTGCTTATGTTTGGTATGATATTAACTGCTAACAATATCTACCCTGCTAATCTATTCTTTCACTTCATAGGAATAGGTGGGTGGCTTATCGTTGGCATGTTATGGAACGATAGAGCCTTGATGGTAATTAATACTTTCGCTTTAGCTACGTTAGCTACGAGCATGGCAAGGATCTATTTCTTTACATAAGGAGTATATATAAATATGTATAATATAATATTAACTTTAATAATAACTTACTTTATCACCTCTGTGTCTATGGGTATGGCATCTGCACGTGAGCAGATCAGGGTGGTAGGATCATCAACAGTGTACCCATTCGCAACAATCGTTGCCGAAAACTTTGGTAAGTCTACACCATTTAAAACACCTATAATTGAAAGCACTGGTTCAGGTGGTGGTATGAAAATCTTTTGTTCTGGTACAAGTTTGCGTTATGCAGATGTTACCAATGCTTCTAGACGCATCAAGAAGAAAGAGTTTGACATGTGCCAGAGAAACGGTGTAAGAGATATACTGGAAGTAAAAGTGGGGTATGATGGTATCGTGTTAGCAAACAGCAAGAACTCAAAAAGATTTGGACTGTCATTGCGTGACATCTTCTTGGCACTAGCAAAAGAAGTGCCTACCAAAGATGGTAAGACAATGCCTAACCCATACAAAACATGGAAGCAGGTAAACCCAATGCTACCTGCCACTAAGATTGCGGTACTAGGTCCACCACCTACATCAGGAACACGTGATGCATTTGTTGAACTAGCAATGGAAGGAGGATGTAAAACATTTAAGTGGATCAAAGCCTTGAAGAAAACTAATAAAATGTTATATAAATCCCTGTGTCATACCATACGTGAGGATGGTGCATACATAGAGGCAGGAGAAAATGATAACATGATCGTGCACAAACTAACTGTTAATCCACACACGCTTGGTATCTTTGGGTTCAGCTTTTTAGATATGAATGGTGATAAGATACAGGGTAGCATTGTTCAAGGACACAAACCTACGTTTGAGAACATTGCATCAGGTAAGTACCCTGTGTCTAGACCACTATACTTCTACGTAAAGAAGTCCAACATTGGACTAGTCAGAGGACTAAGAAAGTACGTGGATATGTTTGTATCAGAGAGAGCATCTGGATCAGATGGTTATCTAACAGACTACGGACTGATACCACTAGGTGATGCAGAGCGTAAGCAAAGATCCAAAGCAGTAATGAAACTACAAAACCTATCAATGTAAAGGAGGTTATCATGCGTAAACCTATGTCAGATGAGCAGAAAAAAGCAGCAGCTAAACGTCTTGAGAAAGCACGTGCAGCCAAACGTAAACCTGCCAACCTTAGTGTGCATGAAGATGTGCGTAACTTAGACAGTGAGCACCCTGTAACTATGGACAAAGTTAAGTCATGGATTAAGCACAATGAAGAGGTGCTATCATCCTTGAAGATGTCCTGTAGAAGAGACAAAGCTATGCAGAAAAAACTTAACAACGAGATGAACATTATTGATATGTACATACACAACATGAAGTTTTATTTGCGTACTGGTCTGTGGCTGGACAGTGTGTACGGTCAGGACAGGGAGCACAGTGTGATAAAAAAGTGCACAGTCATGGCTTACGATAAGCAAGGCAATGCCAAGCGATCAGTAGGTGTACACTATCCTGACATAGGTTTATACACCAAAGAGATGCAACAGGAGGAAGTGGAAGCAGTATGAGGCCAGTATCTGTAAAACGATTAGTCAACTTGTATGTGCAATCACCAGAGTTTAATCGGCTACGTGATAGAACACAGCTAGATTACAAAAGGTTCTTGAAAGTATTGACAGATACCTTTGGTGAGAAAACAGCCAATGCTGTATCAGGCAAGGATGCTAGACTAGCCTACGAAGAATGGGTTAAGCGTGGCATACAGTTGGCTAATCATGTCTCTGTCGTAGCAGGTAGAGCATACAGGTATGGGTTGGATATGGAGTACGTGAAGAACAATCCGTTTACATTGGTCAGAAAGATCACTCCTACTCCACGTAAAGTTACATGGACAGAGGATCAGGTGCGTGAGTTTCTTAACGTAGCCTATGGTGACTTTGTTTATCGTAACGTGGGACTGATAGTGCAGATGGCATACGAGTGGTGTCAACGTGTGGGTGACATGCGAGTGCTTGAATGGTCTAGCATAGACTTCGATAACAGGAGGTTAGACCTAGTGCAGTCTAAGCGTGGTGCATCTGTGCACCTACCCATATCAGACGGACTACTTGAGATGTTGGAAGAACAACGTAATGACTTTGACTTTCAACAGTATGTAGCACCTATGCCTACACCTGTAGACGGTGAGTACAAACCATTCTCTATGGAGAGGTTGTCTAAGATAGGTAGAAAGATTATGCGTCAGGCTGAACTGCCAGAAGAATTACGCTTGATGGATCTACGTAGAACTGGTACAACTGAGATGGTAGAGGCAGGTGTGCCACTGCCACAGATCATGTCGGTGACAGGTCACGCCAATCCACAGTCAGTGAAACCGTACATTAAGAATACATACCTTAGTGCTAACAGTGCATTGACTACACGACAACAGTTTAAGGAGGAATGATATGCCATATAAAGATCCACTCAAACAAAAAGAATATCAACATAACCATAACAAGAGGTACAGTGAAAGGCGTAGAGAGCTACGCATAAAAAATTGGGACTTACAAAAATTTCAAAAAATTAGATACAGAGCTAAGAAAGAGGGTATACATTTTAGCATTACCGCAAAATATATAAAGTCTATGTACCCTGAAGATGGGCTATGCCCTGTATTTAAAAAACCTTTTGTGTTCGGCGAACTAAGTGAATGGAACCTGTCTGTTGACAGAATAATACCAGAGCTAGGCTATCGTGAAGGTAACATAATACTAGTGTCTAAACGTGCTAACACAATGAAGAGTAACGCTGAAGTAAAAGACATAGTTAAGTTAGGCAGTTTTTATACTAACCTTTTAAAGGAAAAAGAATGTACAACTTTATCCAAAACCTAGACATACAGGAGTCTGAAACAATCAGGATGGATTGCCCTGAGTGTAGAGGACGCAAGACATTTACAGTGACCAACAACAATGGACATCTATTGTGGAACTGTTACAAAGCATCGTGCAATGTAAGAGGTACACATAAGATGAGGATGTCTGCTGAGTCTATATACAGGAGATTAAACATGACAGAGGAAAACTATACCACAGAGTTTTGTATGCCAGTAAACATTGTGCCTCTGAGCAGTGAGTATGAACAGGCAATGGCATGGGCATTTGGTTGGAACCTGTCACCAAACAGACACGGTTTGATGTATGACATACGTGAGCACAGAGTTGTGTTTCCTGTTGTGCATGGTAGTGTCACGGTGGACGCTACAGGTAGAGCAATAGGTAAGCGTTTGCCTAAGTGGAAACGATATGGAAATAATAGGTTGCCATATGTTCACGGTTATGGTAAGGTGGCAGTTGTTGTGGAGGATTGTATAAGTGCTGCTGTCGTTGGAGATGATCGACATACAGGTGTAGCATTAATGGGAACATCAATGTCTAACGAACAAAAGCAGTACCTATCACAATTCTCTACAGCATTGGTTGCTTTAGATAAGGATGCAGTAAACAAAGCACTACAGGTAGCAAAGGAGTTGAAGGGTGTAGTAGAGAAAGTTAAGATCCTGATGTTAAAGGATGATTTGAAGTATGGAAATGACAAGGATATAGAATTACTTAACATGGCTTGAAAGGAGAAATGATGGAACTTTCTCTAATAAGAAATCTAATGGACAAAGATTTTTATGATGGTAACAAAGGCACAAGGTGTCCTGATAAACTCTTCACTAAAGATGTCCAGAAGATTAAACATGCAATAGATAACGCTATGGAAAACTATGAACGTAGTGTCTCACCAGAAGAAGTGGAGGCACTTTTTTTATCGGCTAATCCTACGCTTACTACTGCACAGAAGTCTGTGTTTGCAGATATGTTTGAACAGTTAAAGCAACAGCAACTAATGGACAAAGGTATAGCACGTGATGTTATGAGCACGTTGTTTAGACAGGTGGTTGGGGAAGAGGTAGCTAACTTAGGTTTTGATTTTGTTAATGGTGATGCTACTACATTAGAACCCTTACGTAACCTACTAGACACATATGCAGATGATTTTATTCCTAGCATACAGGTTAATTGGGATGAGACAGACATGGTTACACTGATAAAGCAAAACAGCATGGACCCACAATGGAAGTTTAACATACGTACCTTGGCACGTAGAGTACCCGGTATAAGTCAGGGCCATCTCATCACAGTAGGTGCTAGATCCAACACAGGTAAAACTAGCTTCCATGCAAGTTTAGTTATGGGTGACGGTGGGTTTGCAGATCAGGGTGCTAACGTGGCTGTGCTATGTAACGAAGAGTCAGTGCAACGTGTGCGTATGCGATACATCAATGCAGCCACAGGTAGGACAGGCAAAGAGATACTTGATGACGTAGACAGTAATCTTATGGTGTACAGAGAGAAGTCTAAGAATGTAAGACACACAGACGCTACGGCTAAGACTATGGATTGGGTAGAGGCTGTGTGTAAAAGATACAAACCTGACGTTTTAGTGCTTGACATGGGCGATAAATTTGCTAAAACTTCTACGACAATAAGTACACATGAATTACTAAAGCAGAATGCAATACACGCCAGACAGATAGCCAAGCAACATGAGTGTGCTATCTTCTACATGTCACAACTGGCTGCTGAAGCAGAAGGACGCATTGTTCTTGATCAGTCCATGATGGAGGGATCTAAGACAGGTAAGGCAGCAGAGGCAGATTTGATATTGTTACTCGCAAGAAACTCTATCAAGGAGGCAGGTGATACGGATGAAGATCCAGAACGACACATTACTATAGGCAAGAATAAGATTACAGGTTGGCATGGTGTAGTAACATGTGAATTAGATAACCAAGTAGCAAGATTTACAGCATAAGGAGGATACATATGGTAAATATATTTAGACCCAAACCAGATGCAGAGGAACAGATCTTCTTTCCTTTTGGACCTGTTATGGGTTACAAGAAACTAAGTGCAAAGTTTGTAGCAGATATGAATACACTCTTTGATAAAGACGTTGCATCTATGACAGACTACTCTGATCAGCTAGTCGGTAAGGTAAAGCAGGAGTTGTTCTTTACAGATGAGATGAGAGATACATTCTTGAATGAGATCAAACAGTTTGTAGGTAGTTACAATAACACAGCTACAATACGTAACTCATACGGACAGAACATGTTAGACACAGAGAAGAATAATTATTCTGTACAGTTTATATCAGGCTGGATGGTGCGTCAGTTTGAGAATGACTACAATCCATTGCACCTACACACAGGGTGTAGAATGTCATGCGTTGGCTATCTCAAGTTGCCTGATGGTATTGACTCTGAATGGGAAGAGGATTACAAAGATCACCATCCTTCACATGGACACATACAGTTTGTGCATGGCACTGCCAGTACGTATAGTGCTACAAACTTTATGGTTAAGCCACAGGTGGGTGACTTCTATTTGTTTCCTAGTGAGTTATTTCACTGTGTCTATCCATTCAAGACTAAGGGTGAACGTAGATCCTTTAGTGTAAACTTTAACTTCCTTGAGATCCCAAAGAAAGTGGAGCAAGAAAATGATGGAACAGTTAAAGCATCAGTTGTCGGACAAGAGGGCTAGTGGTCCAGTGAAACTTACCTTAGACGTTGAGAACACAGTAACAAAACGTAACGGTAAGTTGCACCTTGATCCCTTTGAACCTGACAATACGTTGGTCATGGTGGGTATGCTCGATGATCGTGGTAATGAAACAATAGTTACCTTTGATCACAGTGAAGTATCACCCACCAGTGATGGACACAAGATAGTGCAGGACGCTTTGGATAAGGCTACTGTACTGATAGGCCACAACATCAGCCATGACCTTGTGTGGTTATGGGAGTCTGGCTTCAAGTATAATGGCACAGTGTTTGATACTATGATGATGGAGTACATCATACAGCGTGGCATCAAACAACCACTATCTCTTGAGGCATGTGCTGAACGGTATGAGTTAGATACCAAGAAGCAGGACACTCTGAAAGAATACTTAAAGAAAGGCTTGTCTGTACGTGACATACCACACGCAGAGTTATCTGAGTATCTTAGTGCAGACTTACATGCCACACAGCAACTGGCACATGAACTTAATGTAAAGTTCAACGGTGCTAACGATGTAGGTCTTAATAAGATTAGATATTTAACTAACATGATGGTAGTTGAGTTATCTAAAATACATACACGTGGATTTAAAGTTGATAGTGATGCACTAGAAGAAGTGCGTATCACATTTGAAGAAGAAAGAAAGGAGATAGTAGCGTATCTAGATGGAAAGGTAAGAGAACTTATGGGTGATGTACCCATTAATCTAAGTAGTCCAGAGCAATTGTCTACTTTGATTTACAGTCGTAAGCCTAAGAATAAAACAGTGTGGATGAACGCACACGAACCTTATATGTCTGACACAAGTTTCAGAGATCTAATTCGTGACCAGACTGACATTGTATATAAGGCTAAGTTAAAGCAGTGTAAAACCTGCTATGGTTCAGGTAAAATAAGAAAGGTGAAAAAGGATGGCACTCCATTTGCTAAAGAAACGAGATGTCCCACGTGTGGTGGTAACGGTTATCACGTTATTCCTACTAACGCTGTTGCTGGTTTAAAGTTTATACCACCTAGTGCTAAGTGGGCTACAGCTAGTGGCTTCTCCACCAACAAACGTAATCTGGAGTTACTAGCCAATGCTGCAAGAAGAAAAGATATGCCAGAGGCTCTAGAGTTTTTGGAAAAGGTACAGAGGTTGTCTGCACTGGACACATATCTTTCTTCTTTCGTTGGTGGCATAAAAAATAACATTAAGGCTGATGGTATGTTACATGTTAAGTTAAACCAACACATGACATCTACTGGTAGACTAAGTGGTAAAGAACCTAACATGCAGAACATGCCTAGAGGTGGTACGTTCCCTGTCAAACGTGTGTTTATATCACGCTTTGATGGTGGACGTATCGTTGAGGCTGACTTTGCACAACTAGAGTTTAGAGTTGCAGCATTCCTGTCACAAGATCCTATTGCTATACAAGAAGTGGTAGAGGGTTTTGATGTACATGCTTATACTGCTAAAGTTATATCTGATGCAGGACAACCTATGAGTAGACAAGAAGCTAAAGCACATACCTTTGCACCACTGTACGGTGCTAGTGGGTATGGCAGATCAGAGGCAGAGGCCACATACTACTCACACTTTAATGAGAAGTATATGGGCATCGCAAGATGGCACAAGTCTCTTGCCAAAGAAGCACTAAACACTGGTAAGATACGCACACCATCAGGTAGGGAGTTTTCTTTTCCTGATGTGGTACGTAGTCCTAGAGGTAGAGTGAGTCATTTCACTCAAATAAAAAACTATCCTGTACAGTCATTTGCTACAGCAGATATAGTTCCTGTTGCACTGTGGCAATTTGATCACATGTTACGCAACAAAAAGTCTTGTGTAGTAAATACTGTGCATGATAGTATCGTCATTGATGTACACCCTGACGAGTTGGATTGGGTAATACACGTAGTCCAAAGCACAAACGATAATATCAAGGATATAATACGTGAGTGGTTAGAGGTAGATTTCAATGTGCCTTTGTTATTAGAGGCAAAAATAGGTAATAATTGGCTTGACATGAAGGACGTAACGTAGTATAACTTATGCTCTTTTGGAAAACATGTAGAGGAGAAAAACACATGGCAATGATAGAAACAATAGACACTGACAACTATGAAGTAATGGCTAAAGCAATGGGCATCACAGCAGATGCTAGTGCTAAGACTGCTCAAAGCAACCTAGCTAGATTACGCATTAGTCATGCACCTATCATGGGTGACACTGAAGTTAAAGGTAAGAAGGTAAAGATGGAAGTAGTACCCGGTGGGTATTACAGACTTGACGTACCAGACGGTAATGCATCTGTTGCATCAGGCATGTACTATGCACCTGTTGTAACAATAAGAACTTTTCTACAACGCTTTATGTACAAGCGATTTATTAAAGGATCTGGATCTGTTCCTAACAGGTTCGTTAAGACTGTCATGGGTGATTCACTCAAGATAGATCTTAAAGATAATGATGGTGGCTTTAACTGTGGTAAGCCTACAGGTTGGATCAAAGACTTCAAGGCACTGCCACAGTCACAGCAAACATTAATTAAAGAGATCAAGCGCACACGTGTACTATTTGGTTTGCTAGATCTCAAAGATGTTGTCAACGAAAACGGTGAGGAGGTTAAACAAAAGATTGAATCATTTCCTTTTATATGGGAGATAGACAATCGTAATGCTTTTAAACTATTGGGTGATACCTACAACACATTCGGTAAGAAGAAT